AACAAAATAGAATAATATATCAATGCTTGTTCGTAATTTTTTTCATCATAAAATTTATCTGCTTTTTTATTTTTAAATTCGATTTCAAAATCTATTACATGTTTATTACAAAAAATTTTTTTTTTTTGTAAATTAAAATTATCAGGCTTTCCAAATATTTGAAATTTTAACATTTTTAAATTCCAATTATCTTCATTTCCAAAAGATTCTAATGTTTTACTATATTTTTTTGCTTTTTCTTTGAAAATTATACTTTCTTCCTTCTCTTTTTTAAATCTTCTACTTGCACTTTCAGGATTTACTGCATTATAACAATAAATATAACTATTTGACGTTGCTACAACATTTAATTTGTTCTCAAAATAATTTTCACATAATGATAAGAAAGCAATATAGTCATCATATAAAGTACACTCTTCATCATATGTGATTTTAATATTTGTATCAAATATTTTACGACTACAAAATATAATCCTAGCAGGAGTTTTACATACGTGAATTGGGTTCTTTAATGGATTTTTTACTTTTATTGAATTCCACCAATTTTGTTCGTCATCAAAACTAGAATATAACCGAAATTTTCCTTTTAAATTAACATGTCTAATTTCTTTTTTTATAAATGATACATAATCGTTAATCATTAAATGTAATATATCAACATTTGAGTCAATTGCCTTAACCAATTGTTGAAAGGCACATGGATAAAATAAATCATCGCCATCGATTGTAATTAAATGTGAATACTGAGTATATTTTTCAAATAGATTTAAAACACTATTATGTCCTTTTCCCGGACTACCATTACTTTCAGTTTCAATTACTTCATATACATTTCCATATAATTCTTTGACTTGTTCATAGTATCCCTTTTTTAAAGTATTGACAATTATTTTAGTATCATATTCTATATTTATTTTATATTGATTTTTCACAGATTCTATAACCCTTTTTAATAATTCTATATCATATGATGTGAGTATACTTACTAAAATTCTCATTTGATATATTAAAATTTAATTTTTATTTTTTTTTTACACAGTTAAACTTTAAATAGTAATTATATATATATATTTAAATGAGTTTGGATTACCCAATTTTGGAGGAAGAAAAAACGATATTAACTAAACATAATCATAATAGAGAAGATAATTATTATTGGATACAAGAAAAAAACAAACGGCGTAAGGTAATTAAACATTTAAAAAAAGAAAATGAATTTAGTAATAATCTTATGAAAGGAACAAAAACATTACAAAAAGAATTATTTAATGAATTTAAATCACGGACTAAAGAAAACTACACATCAATACCAAGTTATTATAAAGGATTTTTTTATTACAGTGATATTAAAAAAGGTGAAGATTATAAAAAATATTATAGAAAAAAAACATTAAAAAGTAAACCAGAACTCTTCCTTGATTGTATGAAATTATCAAAAGGTAAAGAATTTTTTGAATTAGGACATTATGAAATATCCCATGACAATAAAAGTTTATTATACTGCGTTGATACGGATGGTAATGAAAAATATGAATTATATCTTAAAAATATTGAAACTGGTAAAATTCAAAGAGAATTGAAAAAAGAAATTGAAGCCGATTTTGTATGGAAAAATTTGAATGAATTTTATTATGTAATGGCTGATGAATCTAAAAGACCATCAAGTATTTGGAAACATACTATTGGAACTGATGAAAAAGATGATGTTCTAATTTATGAAGAAACTGATGTCTTATATACAGTTGATCTCAATAAAACAAATGATGAAAAATATATATTAATCTCAATCGTTTCAACTACAACATCTGAATACTATTATATTGATGATGATGATAAAATTAAATTAATACAAAAAAGAGTAAAAAATCATATGTATTCAGTTGAACATAATGACGGATATTTTTATATGCTTACCAATAAAGATAAATCTACTAATTTTAAAATTACAAAAACTAAAGTAAATCAAACAAAAAAAAGTAAATGGGTTGATTTTATCCCATATAATAAAAATACATATATTACTGAAATGTTTATATTTAAAGATTATTTAGTACTTGATTGTAAAGTAAACGGTCAATACATAATAAAAGTTATTACTTTAAGTAATAAAAGTATTAAAGTTATAAAATACGAAAATGTTTATAACATTGCAGTAGAAGGAAATCTAAATTTAAATTTTGAATCAAATAAATTAAGATATTCATATTCGTCTTTAATCTCTCCTAAAAGTTTTTATGAATACAATATGAATACCACTGATGAAAAAGTACTTAGAAAAATTAGTTATAAAAATTATAACTCAAAATTATATGAAAGCAAACGATTATTAGTTGATGAAAAAATTGGGTTGTATATATCTATCGTATATAAACAAAGCGAATTTAAAAAAGATGGTACAAATAAAGGACATCTATATGCTTATGGTTCATATGGTTATGATGTAGATGTAGATTATGATAAATATATTATTAGTTTACTTGATAGAGGTTATGTGTATGCCATTGCACATGTCAGAGGAAGTAGTTATTTAGGAAAAAATTGGTATGAATCCGGTAAATTGATGAAAAAGAAAAATACTTTCAATGATTTTATAAAATGTAGTCAATTTTTGATTAAAAATAATTATGTTTCTGCTGATGGATTATCAATATCAGGAGGTTCTGCTGGTGGATTACTTATTGGAAATGTTGTAAATAAAAAACCTTCTTTATATAAAAGTGCTATTCTAGATGTTCCTTTTGTAGATTGTTTAACAACTATGTTAGATTCGTCATTACCATTAACAACAGGCGAATATTTAGAATGGGGAAATCCTGAAAAATCTAAGACCGTATATAAATACATGTTATCATATTCCCCTATCGATAATATTAAAGACAAAAAATATCCTAATATTTTAATAACTACCGGTATTAACGATACTCGGGTTGCTTTTTGGGAGCCGGTAAAATATTGTGCAAAAATGAGAAAAGTTGTATCATCATTTAAAGATGAAAGAGATTTAATGATGAAAATTGATTTAAATGCAGGTCATGGTGGAGCAAGTGGTAGATATCAGTATATGAAAGATGAAGCATTTAAGTATGCTTTTTTAATAAAATATACATAAAAAAAAAGAAAGATAAAATATATATATTTATTAAAAATATAAACACAATTATGTCTTCTATGGCGAACCGATTTTATAATAAATTTGTAAATCAACGTAATATTTTAAGAAATCTTACGTATTCCAAAATTAGAGAATTAGAAATTAACTCTAAATTTGGTAGATTTACAAATAATGGAACTTATTGTGTTCTTACTGGAAAATTCACGGGCAGAAGTCCCAATGATAAGTATATTATAGATGATGCTGAAACACGTGATAAGGTGTGGTGGGGTTCAGTAAATCATCCGATTTCAAATACAAAATTTAATACCCTTTTAAAAGATGTAGAAAAACATTATGAAACATTAGATAATATTTATATTTATGATGGATATTGTGGAGCAGATCCTGTAACTAGAAAAAAAGTAAGATTTTTTACAGAAAATTGCTGGCAACATCACTTTCTTAAAAATATGTTTATTGAAGCAAAAAAAAATGAATTAATAAATTTTGAACCAGATTTTACGATGATTAACGCATGTAGTATAGTTGATAAAAAATACAAAGAGGATAAAATGAATTCTGAAAATTTTCTTATGTTAAATGTGACCGAATCTCTCGGTATTATTGGCGGGACAGCATACACTGGTGAAATGAAAAAGTCGTTATTTTCTTTGATGCATTATTGGCTTCCGCAAAAAGGTATACTTACTATGCATTGCAGTGCTAATAAAGGTTTTAACGGAGATACTGCGTTATTTTTCGGGCTCTCGGGCACTGGTAAATGTAACGGGAAAAATACACCGATACTAATGTATGATGGAATAATTAAAATGGTTCAGGATATTAAAGAAGGAGAATTATTGATGGGAATTGATTCAAAACCAAGAAAAGTATTAGGATTAGGAAGAGGTGAAGATGAAATGTATGAAATATCAAATATTAAGGGGGATATATATACTGCTAATAGTGAACATATTTTATGTTTAAAACATAATAGAACTCCATATATCAGAGATAGAAAAGATCGTTCATCTTATATGCTTCAATGGTTTAATATAAACACGTACAAAACAAATACATTAACAATGTCATATAAAAATCAAAATAAAGAAACAGTTTATGAAGAATTAGAAAAATTATTAGAAGAAAAGAAAAAATTATCTAAATATTTTACAATAACGGTCAAAGATTATTTAAAAGTTTCAAAAGGATATTTAAAAAATTTCGTTGGTTATAAAGTTGGTGTTGAATTTCCAGAAAAAAAGATTGATATTGATCCATATCTTATTGGTATTTGGTTAGGAGATGGCACTTCAATGGAACCAGAAATAACTACACAGGATTCAAGAATATTACATTATTTATTTGTGAATTTAAAAAAATATAATTGTTATTTAAAACATAAAGAAAAATATAAATATAGAATTAATTCATTGAAAAAAAAAACGAAATGGACAGAGAGAACTAATTTTTTTAAAAATTCTTTAAGAAAATACAATATATTAGGAAATAAACATATTCCACATATTTACAAATGTAATTCAAGAGAAAATCGATTAAAATTATTAGCAGGATTAATTGATAGTGATGGTTATTATGACAAAAAAGGAAAATGTTATGAAATTACCCAAAAAAATAGTAAATTAAGTGAAGATATTGTATATTTATGTAGAAGTTTAGGATTTGCTTGTTACTCTAAAAAATGTAAAAAAAGTTGTATGTACAAAGGGGAAAAAAGAGAAGGTGAATATAATAGAATGCATATATCTGGTAATGGATTAGAAGAAATTCCTGTATTATGTATAAGAAAAGAAGCTGAAGTTAGAACACAAATCAAAGATGCTTTATGTTCTCAAATATCAGTAAAATCCATTGGTAGAGATAAATATTATGGATTTGAATTAGATGGAAATCATAAATATTTACTTGGTAATTTCATTGTTACACATAATACAACGCTTTCCGCCGACCCTGAACGACTATTAATCGGTGATGATGAACATGGTTGGTCAGACGATGGGATTTTTAACTTGGAGAACGGTTGTTATGCTAAAACTATTAAATTAACCGAGGAAAATGAACCTGATATTTTCAGAGCAATTAGACCAAATGCATTATTAGAAAATATTTCTTTTAAAGAAGGTACAAATGAACCAGATTACGACGATATTTCTATTACTCAAAACGGAAGAGTAAGTTATCCTATTGTCCACATTGATAACATTGAACCTACTATGACCGGGACTCACCCTAAAAGTATTGTATTTTTGACTTGTGATGCTCTTGGTGTATTACCTATAGTATCGAAATTAACAAAAGATCAAGCCATGTATCATTTCTTATCCGGGTATACATCTAAAGTTGCTGGAACTGAGATCGGGATTAAAGAACCAATAGCAACTTTTAGTGCAGGTTACGGTGAAGCGTTTTTAACTTTGCCTCCGATTAGATATGCTGAATTATTAAAAGAAAAAATGGAAAAGCATAATGCTAATGTATACTTAGTTAACACAGGATGGGTTAAGGGTAAGTACAGTATTGGGGAACGTGTTAAATTAAGTATTAGTCGAAAATGTATTTCTGCGATTTTAGATGAAACCATTGATAATAATGGATATACAAATAATAATCTATTTAATTTATCAATTCCAAATAAAATAGATGGCATTGATGAAAATTTAATGAATCCAATGGATTCATGGGAAGATAAAGAAGATTATATAAAAGTTGCAACTGATTTGAAACAAAAATTTGAACAAAATTTAAAAGATAAGAATATTGTATTATAATTTATTTTCTATCAAAAAATAATTTTTGCATTGTAATTTCCTTTTCAGGTTCATTATCAATATAATATTTAATCATTTTAACTAAAATATTAAATCTTTTATTGAATTTTTTTTCATTACATATAAGTGTATTTTTTTCATCAAAATCAAAACAACCTTTTCTTTTTTTAGTTTTCCCTTTGTATTTATCAGGATTTATACGAATTAATACCAGTGGTCTACTACCCAAATCAGTAAATAATTCCATCATTCTCTTCTCATCACATGAAGTATACTTATGTTGGTCTTCATCTAATTCAATAATGATTGAATATTTATAACAATCTATAAACCAGTCAGGTTTTCTTCCTGAACAACCACATTTGATTTTTTTATCATATTGAAAAAAATTAACTCCAAATTCTTCTATTAATTTTTCATTAAAATAATGTTGTTTACATTTAAATCTTCTTGGAATTTCATCGTTTGGATAAAAGTGGTAAAAACATCCAATACAACATCTAACTTTTTTATCAAGTGATTCAACGTATTTTAATTTTCCTACATAAATATGTTTACAATGAATACAAAAATTTTGAGGGCTACAAATATGACAAATACTTTTTCGTGTATCATGTTCACATAAAACTTTAGGATTACATACAGGACAACTATATTTTAGTATATTGTGTTTACATAAAAGTTTAGGATTACATACAGGACAACTATATTTTAGTATATTGTGTTTACAGAAATTTTGAGGACTACATTTACGACAATCCTGTTTTCGCGAACCATGTTCACATAAAAGTTTAGGATTACATTCAGGACAACTGCTTTTTTGCTTCTCGTGTTCACAGAAATATTGAGGATTACATTCAGGACAATTCCATTTTAGTATATCGTGTTTACATAAAAGTTTAGGATTACATTCAGGACAATGCTGTTTTCGTGAATCGTGTTCGCATGTTTGATGTTTTTTTAAACATTTCTTACATTTTGCATGTTTTTTATAAAACTCACTAATATCTAATGTAAGATTACAAGTATTACAAGTTTTGCTACTCATTTATAATTAAATATTAAATTTCAATTTTAATGTGAACGTATCTATTTTAATAATAAAAATATATTAAGGATTATTATATAGATATGAATAATAAAGAAGAACAGAAAGAAAAAATGGTCACATTAACAGAAGCAGCAGCAGTAGCAGGAGTCTCAACTGGACTTTTTGCTTTATACGTACAATTCTCACCAAAGATGGGAAATATTTGGATTCGTAAAAATGACGAAGGTGAAAACGTGTTTGTACCAAAAAATTTATTAAATTTAATGGTAGAACCTTTTACTAACAAACAATTTTGGCATCCTAGAAATTTAGATATGAATTGGTTATTTCTAACCGCATCTGCTTTAGGTCTTTATACTGGAGCCAAAGCGGTTAAAAATAATATAAGTAAATAAATTAAAAATATAAAATTCTATTATTATATGTTAAAAGGTAATAATATATAATAATGAATGACGAAAAAAAATCTTTGAATTTAAATAAAATATTTTTTGCAGGTGGGGTAGCATTATCAACTTCCTTCGCAGTTATGCACCCATTGGACACGATGCGGGTTCATATACAATCATCGAGTAAAAACAAATTTAGATTAAGTAACTTTAAAAATTTATACAGATTTTCATCAAGAGGGTTTTTCCCGTCCGTTCTAATGTCCTTCCCCCAAGGAGCGATTAGATTGGGAACATATGAATATTCAAAGGAACATCTTTCTGGATATCTTCCGTTGATGATTAACAGTGCAACTTGTGCAGTTTTAGGTGATTTATCGTCATCTGTTGTTAAAATACCAAAGGAACTGATTACGCAGAAGATTCAAACAGGTCAACATACCAACACACGACAAGTATTGAAGGAAATCTTTATGAAAAAGAATTTTTTAAGTTTGTACCGAGGTACAGCATCAACAGTGATGCGTGACGTTCCATTCATGGTCAGTTTATTTTCCAGTTATGATTTTATAAAATATCAAAAATCTCAAAGAGAACAAGGAGGTAGAAAAATGACTACGACAGAATTTACTTTAATGGGAGGACTTTCAGGTGGCTGGGCTGGCTTTCTGACAACACCGTGTGATGTTATCAAGACTAGGATAATGACCAGTAAAAATCCAAATCAAAATATAACAAATTCAATGATAGAATTATTACAAGAAAATGGATTTAAATCGTTATTTCGAGGTGCTGCTTATCGTACTACATGGTGGTTTTCTGTATGTTCTATATTCTTCCCAATATATGAAACTTTAAAAAATTATTGATATAGCTGATTTCTATAGGTTTTAATTTTTTGCATAGAATACTTAATTTTACACTCATTCAAGAAACTAATCAAGTTATTATAGTTGATATGCCCAACCAGAACATCTTCTCTTTCTAGAGGAGATTTCTTCTTAATTTTAAAAAGGTCTCTAGAATTTAGATAATCGAAATTAGGATCAACTGTTAATTTTAATAAAGTATTATCAATTTCTTGTATAATATTTTCAATAGAACCATATTTATTAATATATTTCAGAGCACTAATTGGACCAATTCCGTGAATTTTCGTAGTATAATCACATCCACATAGGATACAAACATCAACAAATTTATCGTATGATAAATTAAGTTCTTCTAAAATAATTGGTAATGTATATACTTTGACTGTATTGTCTCTATAATTATAATTTTTTAACAATTTGGTACAACCATGAGTTAAGAAATCCATATCTTCGGACATACATGCATCTACGATATTATTTATTTGCAATTCAGCACATAAAATATCAGCTTCTGAATCCGCAACAATATATTTTACTCCGAGTAAATTAAATAAATTTTTACAATTATTTATATCATTGGGTGAAATGGATATAACATTTTTAATTTTTTTCTTTAATTTTAGTTTATTAGTTTTAATTGTTTCTTCTATTTCTATTAAAGTATTTGATAATTCAACTTCTTTTTCTTTATCTGGAGCAAAAAGTTTATTCATAGATAGTTCTTTTTTTGTTTTATCATATAGTTTATCTTGTTCTATAATTTGAGTTTCTAATGTAGCGATATCATTTTTATTTTTATTTTTGATATTTTTTCTTTTTTTTAATGTTTCATTTTTTTGTTTTGGTGGAGCTCCATCTAAAATATAGATTGGTGTGATATTGTATTTCCAAAACATCATAATTTGATCAATAAACTTCCGAAGAAAGTTTCCATTATCGTATTTAAATTTGTATAAATAGTTACTAGTATCTATAGCAATAATTTGATTTGAAAAATTATCCAAACTTTCTATTTGGATTCCATTTTTGACAAGTTTTTTTAACAATACGTTAAGATTTTTAATTCCCATACTATTTCTTATTATAGTAATAATACTACTTAAGACTTTAATTTTATATATTTTTATAAAATTCAATTTTATAAAAACATAAAATATTAAAAAATATTAAAATATATTAAAATTGATTAATATTAGATATACCATTTACATATAAAATATTATATAAATTAAAATTATAAATTATGGAAACTTATCCTAGTTTAGAAACTCTTAATTTAAGAACAACATTAGTTTTATTGGGCGAAGCTGCTGTAGGTAAAACTAGTATTGTCAGGCGAATGACGAAAGGAACATTTGATAATTATTCAGAATCAACTATTGGAGCAGCATTCAATTCTTATACCAGAAAATATGGTAATCGTCTGGTTAAATTTGAAATTTGGGATACTGCTGGTCAAGAAAGATATAGGAGTATAACGCCATTATATTACAGAAATGCTACTTCTGCATTTTTGGTATATGATATCACTGCCAAAGAAACTTTTGAAGTTGCTAAAAATTATTTGAAAGAATTAAAAAGTTATAATACAACTGTTCCAGTTATTGTTCTTATAGGTAATAAATGTGATTTAGAACATAGAAGAAAGGTTACTAAAAGTGAAGGTAGAATATTTGCGGAAGAGAATGACGTCTTTTTTTGTGAAGTTTCTGCTAAAACTTCTGTAAATACTGAACATATATTTAAATTAGTTGCTGAAAATATTCCTGAAACAATGCCTGAAAGGGGACAGGAATTAGATTTAGTTTCTGAAGATCAGAATCGTTGTTGTATTATCATGTAAATAAAATATAAAATTGATATATTCGGGTATTAATCTAATAATAATAACAATTTCAATCGATTTCATAAATATGAAATATTGCAAGTATTGTAAAAGAGAATATAAATGTTATGAACTTCATATAACAACAAATAAACATTTTGTTAGGAAAATTTCTACAAAAGAAGTCAGATTTACGGATATAGATAAAATCTTTGTATATGAATTGTCAGATAAGGAAAAGCAAGATAAAATCGATAATTATAATTTAATTAAAAAAATGGTTAGATATAATCGCAAAGAAATAAGGAAAGAAAAGAAAGAGGAAAGGAAAAAAAAGAGGTTCGAACTGTTTTTCGTATTCTTATTCAACTTTACGTATCAATAAAAATGAAAGAAAACGAAAGTAAATCAAAGCAAAATTAAAATTGAAACAATAATTATATTATTGATATTTTAAGTATGAAATTTAAAATATATATTTTTATTAAATAAATAGCTTACGAGAGCCAAGTTTGTTGTTTATATTTAAAATATATGTCGTTATACTTTTCAAACAATTAAATATCAGGGCAGGTTACGTGTCCTAAGACCTCTTAATGTTAATTAATTAATGTTAAGAAAGGTTAATGTAACGGGAAAGTAGAAAGAGAGAGGAATTCTTTAAAAAATATAAAATTTGAATAAATTTTTATAAATCAAGTCCCTATATTTAATAGATTAAATTTTGATTTCTAAAAATAATATCTCTATTAAATTTAATAATGCCGTTTGCTAGTATTAAAGAGGTTTATGGTGATGATTTTGTTGTAACAACTCAACAACCTTTTATATATAAGAGTATGTTAAATAACAATGAGAAATATTCGCCTGAAAGTATTGATCAAGAAGTTGAAAATTTTGTTTCAGAATATAGTAATAAATTAGAAAATTATGAAGATTTAGAAAATTTATATGAAGAAGATTTTGAAGAAGATAAAGTTATGGAAGGTTTTAGTAATCAAACTAACAATGATAGTGATTGTGGTCATCTAATTGAACATTTAGCCAAATGTCCAAAATGTAGATTATATTTAGAGAAACATTTTGGTGGTCAAGGAAATGCTCAAAAATATATAAATAAAAAACGAGAAGATCAACTATTAGATATAGCAATATATGTTGCAACTGGAATTTTTATTTTATTTCTTTTAGATATATTTGTTAGATTAGGTAAATTTGTTGGTTAATCTTCAGATTTATATTAAAAATAATTAATTATAGTTAATAAAAGCATTCTTATATAACTATAATTATGAATTATAAACCGTTGTATATTAGTATAGAATTATTTGTATTTATTTTAATTTATTTTTGGTATTATGAATATCATGAAATTTATACACATTTATGTATAATAAATATGTTAAAAGTTGATGGGATTTTATTTTCGTGTGGATTTATATTTAGATATTTTCAAATATCTAGGAAAAATCCTTTTTATAATGATACATTCGGTTATCGTATGATTTATTATATAATAACTATGTGCTTTGGTTATACTATTAATATAATTTTATGGTTTTTGTATCCGATTATAATAAATGTAATATATTTGATATTTATTTTTCCAGAAATGGTGAATTATATGATGAAAACAGACGAATTTAAACTTATTAAGGATTTTCTAGATTTACACCTAGAGATATTATTTCAGGATTTAATATGTAAATACATTGCGAAAATTATTAATTTGATATCAATTAGTAATTTAAATATTAATCCTAAAGTAGATTTTCTAGAAATTCGCCCATATTTATCATTTACATTAAATAATAAATCTATTTTTTTTAGATTTATAAATTCGTTTTTACTAGTTTCTTATTTAAATTATTTAGAAGGTAGTGGTTATTTAGTTAGTACTAAATTGTTAAAACGATATTTTGGAATAAAATCAAAAAGTGGAAATAAAAATAATATTTATGATAAAGAATCTATTACTAAATTGAAAAAAAGAAAAAGTTACATAATTATGTTATTACAGAATAGAGAGTGGGATGATTTATTTAAACCTTATGCATTATATTCATTTATAAAAATATATGCCGAAAATACACAGGAATCCGTTTTGGGAAAATATTTAAAAATAATTTTGTCAAAACTACGAAATGCGTTTAGGCGTTTTTTGTGTCTTTGTTCTTTTGGTATTATTTATAGATATGGATTTTTATCTCCTATAATATCTGGAATATTTATTCGTAAATATAAATCATATGGAAATTATTATATCGTTTTTATGATACTATCACCAATTATTTTTTATATTACCGATGTAGGATATATATTTTCAAGTTTTATTTCAGAATTTCTACCATTAATATTGTTTAATAAAATTGGTAAAGATTGTATTAAAGATATTTCTAAATTTATTATGAAATTGATTCAAATATATATAATAGATTGTATTATTGAATGGGATGTTTTAATAATATCTTCACTATTTGCCTTAATTTCAAGTGTTTCTGTTAATAAATATGCTTTAGTGTTAATCTTATTATCAACTACCATAATGAATTTTATAACGAAGATAAATTTATCTAGAATTATGATAACGATTACATCAATAATATGTTTTGGATACTTATCCTCACATAATGTATTTCATTGTTTAAGCTTTCCAATTATTATAACAATTTATTTTAATATTTTTATAATTAAAATAAAAAGCAAAAAATTTAAAAAAGAAGATTTGACAAAATCTTTTGTTGCTACATATCACGATAAAAAGCAGTTAATTAGTAAATATTTTTAAAATTATTTTGCTTGGATGTGGATTACTGCACAAAAGATTTCTTGGCCTCCTTGATCTGTTCCTTTTGCTTGAATTTCATATTTTCCAGGAATAATTTGATCAGGTACTTTTTGAGATGTACTAAGAGTTAAGGGTCCTTTTAATAGAGGGCATTTTAATTCAGAGCAAATTTGAATTGTTCCTTGATATACTGGGAATCTTCCAATTAAAACTTTATAGTCAATTTCACCACTTGTTACATTTTCATCCAAATTACCGGTAATTTTTAAATTAATGGTATCACCTTTTGAAATTATTTGTGGTGTATAAGAAATATCTAAATCATGAATATGATCTGCTGAACTTCCACAATTTTTCCAATCATTTAATTGTTGTGTTTGAATTGTTGCGAAGTAGTTATACGTAATAAGTGTAAATAATAATAATTTTAACATGGTATTTGATACTTATCAATATTACTAAATCTTTATATAAAGATTTAGTAATATATAAAAAATATATATAAATGGAAATAGTAAGTATTATATGTTTAGGTATAATAGTTACAATTGTAACACTCGCGGGAATTGGTTATTGTATTTTACGTTCAAGGGGGCATAGAAATATATATAGACCTTTTTAATTTATTTTCTCTTGAATCATAATATAACTAGTGTGACATGTATAAGCAAATACTGGTAATATCCAGTATTTTTCTTCTCCCATTGGTTGAGTAGATTTAATTATAGTATTATGATAATCTATTCATTGAATATAAAAAACGAATTAACTTAAACATTGTTATTTTTAATAATATTAATTCAATTTTATTAAAAATAAACTAAAAATAAACTAAAAATTTATGTAATAACTTAATTATTTAACACTTACATTTTTTTCCACACTTACATTTTTTTCCACATTTACAATTTTGTCCGCATGGACAATTTTTTCTTCCACAAGAACCACCTCCTTGTACTAATACTGGTACTTGTGCTGGTTGTTGTACTAATACTTGTGGTGCTGGTTGTTGTACTAATACTTGTGGTACTGCTTGTGGTACTGCTGCTACAATTGGTGCATCTGCTTGCATAGCTTGTTGAGCTACTGCTGCATATGCTGGATTTGCTGCTACTGTGTTCATTACTTGTTGTTGAACAGCTGCTTTTGCTGCTGCTGCTAGTGCTGGAGTTGCTGCTGCTGCTTTTGAAGCAATTGCTGCTGCTTTTATTGCTGCAGCTTTCATTTTACTAAAGAAACCACTTCCTCTTTGAATAGTGATTTTTTTACCATTTTGTTTATAGTAAAATCGTCCTCCTTTTGTTACAAAAACATGAACATTTTTTCTTCCATTTCTTACTTTCAAACCAGTTCCACCGGTTTGCATAAGAACGTATGCTGGACCAACTGTTCTAGCTCCCCCTGCTTGTACTGCTACTGGTGCTACTGCGACTGGTGCTGCTACTGGTGCTACTGCTACTACTGGTGCTACTGGTGCTACTGGTGCCATTACTAATGGTGCTGGTGGTGCCATTAGTACTGGTGCTGGTGGTGCCATTAGTACTGGTGCTGGTGCTGGTGCTACTGCGGCTGGTGCTAATGCTTGGTTTAGCATATCTGTTCCTTGAGTTTTCATAAAATTTTTTGCCATAGGCATAGCTTTTTTGGCCATAGTTCTAAATATAGACATGAATCCAGCTCCATTTTGTTTTACGTATACTTTTTTGTTACCTTGTTTGTAATAAAATTTACCAGATTTTGTTACAAATACTTTTCTTGATTTTCCATCAATTCTGACAGAAATACCTTGTCCACCGAATTGTTCACTCATTTGGAGATACATAGCACCTCCAAGTTGACTAGCAGCAACTCTGGCAATACTGCCAATTGTATTACCTATAGCTGAACCTACTCCATATGGAGTTGCAAAAGGCATAGCTTGTCCTACTGCTGAAACAGCACTTCCTACACCAGTTGCTACATTACTTACAGCACTTCCTACACCAGTTGCTGCGGATTTTACCATACCTTTTGCTGCTGCGAATTTTTTTGCTGCTTTAGCTCTTAGATTTCCTAAAAATCCAGCCCCACTTTGTAAATAAACTTTTTTATTTTTACGAACAATATACATACCTCCTTGTTGTCCTTTAAAAACTTTATAATTTTTACCATTATGATTTACTTTGATGGATTGATTAATCATTCTTTTAT